TAGATAGTTTAAAAGACAATATTAACATGGATTATCTTGATAAAATTCGAGAACTTGAGGAATTACGAAAAGGGAATGTTCCAAAAATTTCCTTGCTTTTAACACTACTGAAAACCGTTTTATTCACTACTCCTGCTGCGTATTTAATCACGAAAACCACCTTTTCTAGGAAAACCAAATTTGGATTGATGCTAGGAAGCACTCTCCTTAATTTGGTAGCGACGTACTGTTTGGAAGCACGAACTGTGCGAGCGCGAAGTATTCGTGATTGTTATAAGCGAACAACTTTGACATTGATCCCCTGGGTTGATTTGTGGCATAAAAACAGACTCATATTAATTGATGCTGAAAACATCATTAAAATTAATGATACTTGTGCCCCTGATCCCTTAAAACCAATGGATTCTGACGTCGAATTACGCTCGCCGACCCCACCATTCTTTTGTGAGCCAAAGAGGATTTCGCAATGTGGTGTACCATTCTTCTCAACAATGGTACCCATTCGTCCACGACCGTGTTATCACATGTACATGACAGCCATTCGAAATAGAGTATGCCCGGCTTTAAGTGTTACTCGCGTATGGTCTATGGATATGGTACCTTGGCAAATGAAAATGGCTTATAAAATGATTGCATTGGAGATTAATAAAACCTCTTATGTTGAATGGTTAAATCATTGGGACGCAGCAAAACAGAAGAAACATTTGGAAGCTGTACAACAATTTCTTAAAATGCATACCACAAACCGCTTACATTGGCGTCGTGGTTTTGGTAAGGATGAACATTACCTAAACAAGATCACGTTTTCTTGGCGAATGATACAATCTTGCCATCCATTTTTCTTAGATATGGTGGGTCCATGGACTTACTTTATCTCCAAGAGTCTTGCCAAAATATTTGATTATAAAAATGATTGGTTTTATGCAACACAGACCACAGCTGAAGAAATCGGCTCTTGGTTGATGCGTCAACGCCAAATGAATCGTAAGATATATCAGCAAGATTGGAGCAAATTCGATAGCAGTCTAACTCGCTCGGCTTTGATGCTAATGTTAGAATTGTATCGAATGGCTAATGTGCCAGAAAAAATAGTCGATTTGTTGGAGATGCACTGTGACACCCGGCTTCGTGTACCATTTGGTCGCGATTGGTTCGTTTTAATTTGTTCAGGTCGACGCGGTAGTGGTACACCAAACACCACGCCAGACAACACAGCTCTTGCAATGATGGCAACGGCTTGGGGTTTACATTTCGTGTTACCCGCCATGATGGATGGTGGAGATGACGGGGTGATTGCCGTTGATGAAGAAATTGATGTTGAAGCATATAAAGCTCGTGTAGCTGAGCTTGGCATGACTAGCGACCTCATTCCAACAAATTACGATGACGTTGAGTTCTATAGCCAAATATTTGTACCAACTGATGGTCAATTGGTTTTAGGACCCAAAACGGGGCGCCTCATAGCAAAATTGTTTTGGGATAAAAAGAACCTACCTATCCAACAATACCAACAATGGGTTGGTGAGGTAGCGTTGGGATTGCTTGAATCGGTTAGCACGAACCCGATTTTACTGCCTTATTTTCGTGCATTGATTAGTGAGTTGCGTCCAACTAAGAAATTTGTTGAGCAGTATAAGATTTACGCAACAGAGATGCATCAGATAACTCCAGACACAATCGCCTTTTGGTGTCGCCGGTATGAGTGTGACGAAAAAGACCTTGAATATGCAGCTAATATTTTACTTCAAAGTAAAGGTCCAATTGATTTGTCAATACACCCCATTTGGAACCAGATCTTAGCAGTTGATGTTGGAGTTCCTGTAGGTACGTATGATTATTACGTTTATCCCCTGC